GACGTTCAAGTGTGACAAGTGTCCCCGTAAGAAGTTTCATTCAGCAGTGGATCTCTCAGCACATTTCAAAGAGAGCCCAACGCACCGGAACCCAAGGCAACATCGGCAATTCGAGTACAGCCAAACTGTGAGGGCAGCTAGGCATCAATCAGGTGAGATCGTTGCCCGACAATCGGTCAATGGTTTACCGACAACCAAACGCGCAGCTGTTGTTCGCAGAACGCAGAAATTCTGTACTGAGTGCGGTACGCGCATGATGCCCTCACATAACTTTTGTGGTGGGTGCGGAGACAAACTATGAGTACGACAGTTCGAGTTACACAACTCATCAGTGATGTGGACATGCGTCCGACACGTTCCTTGATTTCAGGTAAGTTCAAGATCATCAACAAACTTGGTCGTGGACAAATCGCACTTCTTGTCAACCGTGCGTGCACTATTGCACGATTCATTGACTCTGAGAAGACCATCCACACAATGTACGCAGATGAGGGTGAGCAGTTCGACCTCAACACTATCGAAGACATGGTGAAGAAGCGCACGCTGGCCATCGGTGTTAGTGTTGTTCGTAACCCCAAGGTCAAAGCAAGGAAAGTTGTCGGCATCTCAGCCAAGCGACTCGCACGAGCGACAGGATGATTTCGATCATGTTTACAGATAGAGTTGCCGCGTGGCGAGTAGCGCAAGCACGACTCAAACATTACAAAAATCTGGAAGGTGATTTGCGACGTGAAATTTGTGAAGAGATGTTTGATGGACGTGTTGGTAAGTTTACTGAAAAGCTGGAGTTTGAAGGTGATGGTGTAGTGTTTGTTGTTAAGGCTACCAGCGTTGTTAATCGAAAAGTTGATGAAGAGATGCTTCACCAACTATATCAGGATGGTCACCTTACTGATAATGATAATCTTTGTTTCTTTCGTAAGCTGGCGATCATTGATAAGGCACTTAATGCTCGACCAGCAAACTCCAATGTTTGGAAAGCTATAACTGAAAAGCCTGGAATGCCAAAATTGGAGATTACAGAACATGAAGATTGAAACTATTGACGACGCTGTGGAGGACACAGGTATCAAAATTTGCGTTTATGGTTTCGCTGGCGCTGGTAAAACAGTTTTGTCAGCAACAACTGGCGCACCAACAGTGATACTTAGTGCTGAAGCCGGTTTGCTTTCTTTGAAAAACGCACCACCTGAAGTAAAAGCAAACATGGCCGTGGTACAAATCAAAACTCTTCAAGATATGGGTGAAGCTTTCACTTGGCTTCAGTCAGGCAAGATGGCTGATTGGTTGGTCATCGATTCTATTTCTGAGATTGCTGAAGTTGTTCTAACTGAAAAAAAGAAAACTGGTAAAGATCCACGTGGTGCTTATGGTGACATGGCCGATGATATGATGGAGTTGATACGTCAGCTTCGTGATATTCCTGGCTACAACGTCATGATGACTGCCAAACAAACTAGGATAGCAGACGGTTTCACAGGCATCACCAGTTATGTTCCGTTGCTTCCTGGTCGAATGTTGACCAACCAAATACCGTACATGTTTGATGAAATATTTGCGTTGCGCGTTGAACCGCATCCGCAAAATGCTGGTGAGTACATTCGTGTTCTTCAAACTGGACGTGATGTTTCTTACGATTGTAAAGACCGATCTGGAATGTTGGACATGTTTGAACTTCCAGACATCTCACATATCACTCGCAAAATACAGGGAATGCCCCTAACAACTCCAGCAGCAGCTGTTGCTGAAGAAGGTGAAGTCAATGAAGCTGTTGTTGAAGAATAACAAACAAACAAAACAAACAAAGGAATGAGAAATTATGGCACAACTACCCGCAGCATTCAATCCACAAGCACCCGGACAAGAAGGTGTTGGTGACTTCTCTGCCATCGATGCTGGAGACTACCAAGCACAGATTGTAGCTTCAGAAATGAAAGCAACGAAAGCAGGCACTGGTAGTTATCTTGAACTGCGTTGGAACATTCTCGCTGGTGATAGTGCGGGACGCCAACTGTGGACGAGATTGAATTTGGTTAACCCTAGCGTCCAAGCAGTTGAGATTGCACAGAAGCATCTCAAGAGTTTGTGCGATGCTTTGGGTGTTCCAGGTCCGATCAGTGACTCGCAAGTGCTTCATGGTAAGCCGTGCATGATTCGTGTTGCTAAAACGGCAGCCACTGCTCAGTATCCTGAAGGGAATGAAGTGAAAAACTACATGCCTATTGGTGGAGCAGCACCCACTGGTGGAACCACAATACCTGGTTCACCGTTTCCAACACAGCCAACAGCACCAGCGTCAGTTCCAGTAGCTCCAGCACCGGCAGAGGAGCACAAGTTTGTTGCTCCTGGCGTGCCTGATACCGCACCTGAAGCTGAAGCTGAAGCTGTTCCGCCCAAACCGCCCTGGCTGAAGTAGTGTAAGTGCGAGGGTGGGGGCTCCTCACCAGACGAGGTTGGCGCCTCACTGTCCTCACCCTCGCATGTAACTTCTAGGAGTAACAATGGCCAAGCTGCCTGTGAATGTTAATGCTACAAAACTACTTCTTGATGGATTAAGATTCCCACGCAGACGTGGTAACAGTATCGGCATGGGGTCGATTGGTGACCCTTGCGCTCGCAGGTTATGGTTTGGGTTACACTGGGCTGGTGAAGTTGAAGAGATCACTTTGCGTTTGAGTAATCTTTTTGAAACTGGAACACGTGCTGAAGAGTTCATGATTGCCGATTTGAAACGCATCGGCATCGAAGTAACATCGCGTCAAGAAGAGCTGTGGGGCTTCATGAGACACGCTCATGGGTTCACAGATGGTCGGTGTAAGAATGTACCAGAAGCACCCAAGACTGAACACTTGCTTGAAATGAAAACGCACAATGATAAGAATTTTGCGCAGTTAGTTAAGCTTGGAGTCAGGAAAGCATATCCAAAACACTACGCACAAGTCCAGCGTTACATGAAGGGCACTGGACTCAGACGTACACTTTACATTGGCTACAATAAGAACACCAGTGAGTACTACATCGAGCGTATCAGGTACGATGCTTCATTCGCTGATGACTTGGTTCGCAAAGAGCGTGAGATAATTTTAGCACCAGCAGTACCTACTAAGCAGTTTGAACGTTCATGGTTCGAGTGTAAGTGGTGTGACTTTCAAGCTCAGTGCCATGATGGAGCTGCGCTAAATAAGAATTGCCGAACATGCGACCACAGTGACTTGGGCGACGGAGGCAAATGGTTCTGTTGTGTGGTGGAAAATGAACAACATGAACTACCCAAAGAAGTGCAACTAACTGGGTGTCATCTTCACAAACAAACAAAGGTGGATTGATGGGTGAAATAGCAATCGCAGTTATCGAACAAGGCATTGATGAACTGATCCTTCATCTAACAGATCAGTGCGGTGCTGAGTGTCGGTACTGTGCGGAAGGTGGGCTCAATGATGCCGATTGATCTCGACAAGGTGAGGGAGAGGCACCTCACAATTGAATTTCTCGACGGACACAAGGAGTGTTCCTGTGGTAAGACCGCGCCCTGCGACGCCAGCCAGCTCGCCGACGAAGTGGAGCGGCTACGAGCAGACAACAGCAGACTTCGAGATGAACTCGCGCAAGCCTGGGGGCTCACTGATGCGGACACCGAAGCAGCACGAACAGCGGAAATAAAAGGACTGCGCAAGGCGCTGGACACTCTTAATACTAAGAAAGATAAAGATGGCTGACCAAATCCCCAGATGGTACCAGACCGCTGCGGTTGACGCGTTGATGAAGAGTCTTGAACATGAAGACTGCCATCCGATTGTAGTTGCGCCGACTGGTTCTGGTAAGTCATTTATGATTTGTGACTTCATCGACCGCTACCTCACAGATGAACCTACCGCAAAGATTTTAGTTTTGTCGCATATCAAAGAAATTTTACGGCAAGACCACGACGCACTAACTGACTACTTTGAGTTTTTTGATGTTGGTCTGTATAGTTCAGGACTACAATCAAAGACCATTAGCAAAATTACTGTAGCAGGTATCCAATCCGTTTGGCGTAAGCCTGAACTGTTCAAAGATTTTTCAATCGTCATCGTTGACGAGTGCCACCTTGTTACTATTAGACAAGATGGAATGTATCGAAAGTTGCTTGAGCACATAACTGCTAACTATGTCGGGTTCACAGCAACGCACTTTAGGTTAGGCCATGGGTACATCCACAAAGGTGAAGGCAGACTCTTCAACGAGTTGGCTTATGATATGTCTGACCCGACCATCTTCAACCAATTGGTCAGTGAAGGCTACCTAACAAAACTAATAACAAAAGCAACTATCATGAAGATGGATACTGATGGTATCCACATTCGTGCTAAGGATTATGCGGTCAACGAGTTAAGTGATCGCTTTGATAGGAATGCTATTACTGAAGTTGCTGTTAATGAGATAGTTGAGTTTGGTCAAAACTATAAGAAGTGGTTGGTGTTCGCTATTGACATCGATCACGCCGAGCA